TTTTGATCTCCTTTTGAGCTTGCGCTCCGTCCAGTGTGTCACTAGCTACCGATAATTTATCATCTTTAGCCAGAGACTGACTGGCTAGATCTACACGATTGGTGAAAGTTTTCTTGAAGTCTTCCCACTCTGTTTCAGAGTCAAATGACTTCGCCAGAGAAAAAGTAGCTGCTTGATTGCAAGGTACGGATACAACCGAAACTTCAAACAACTCAGCGTCCTTAATCTTATATCCGTCAGTTTCCGATAAGTAATCAGCGTCCTTGACCCGGAAACCAACAGAAAAGGCTCCAAGGACACCGTCTTTAACTAGGTCACACACGTGTTCAGGTGCGGACTTGCTAATCTTTGCCTCCAGCTCAAGGCCGTTAGGCGTAACCTTTAATCCAGTAGCCCTACCAATAGGCTTATTATAATCATGATTAAACAAGATAATAGGATTATTCTCAAAGTTCTTTAAACCACCTTTTGCCCATGCTTCTGGAGAAATAGTATCTCCTGCACGATCAAAGTCGTTGGTACTTGCCATCCCTCGAATCATCACGCTTCCGTCTTCGACTTCATGTGACTTAAAGGTAGAAGTAAGATTAAATATTTTATTCATCGTCTTCCTTTGGTTCTGATGCTTTAGCTAAAGCAGCTAATGGATCAGGCTCTGAAGATGCTTCTTCAATGCACTCACAAGGATCGCACTCGCAGGGATCACAAGGACACTCATCAGTGTGTTCCTCAGGAGCCTCCTCTACAGGAGCAGGCCCGCCTTGTAATTGTGCCCATATATCTGGATGGTCTTTTTCAATAAAACCAACTAGTCGAGACCAGCTTCCAAATAAATTCATAAGATTACCAGAACGTATAGCTGTGCGCTCTGGAATCATATCAAATTCTCTTTTGCTTAGAACTTTACCTTGTTCTAACATAATCATCGCTGCTGCTCTTATTGCAACATCTCTGCGTCGTATGCTACCCATCTTCTTCTCCTTCCTCGGGACGTCCGCCCTCATCTGGATTTACTGCGCTTCCTGCTATATTTGCCGGAACCCTTAACTCATCATATCCTTCAACAGGATCAAAATTTAGAGCTTCTCTGGCTTCATTTGCAGATATAATACCTCCATTAACTAAAGCGGTATAATATTGTGACTGATCTCTCATTTCTGGTTGAAGAGCAGGAACTTCAGTTACATCTTCTTTTAACTCAAATCCAAAGTATCTTTCTACTCCAGTGTGTAACTTTTTAACTATAGGAAGTACAGTTTCTAGATAGTACATTCTCATGTTTGGACGAATATTCGCATTATTACCAGAGTCTAACATGATTGGTGGAATACCTAACGCTTTTAGTATAATTTTCTCATTCTCATGTATAGCTGCTTGAAAATCTAATTCTCTAAAATTAGTATTCGTGTAGCTATCTATCTCTAAGCCTCCATCTAAAATTAGCGGCCTTCTACCACCAGAATCTGGTCGGTAACGAAGAGACCAGGATTGTATCATTCGCTCTTTAATCTTTTCACTCAGAGTATTTGGACTCTTAAGCACTAAACCTGGGACAGCTCCATTCTTAAAAAAGTTATCTTGAAACTGTCTCATATTCTGCATCAGAACCATTGTTCTGAGTGCAGGCTTTAGTCTGGATATTCCTCTGTAAATAGAATAGAAAGAATTATCCTTAATATGTATTATTTCCGTAGGCTTATAATCAACTGTTTCATTAAAAGTAAATTTTTCAATGTAAGTTGTCTGGCTGGCATGAATATTCATTTTGTTGGCGGGAAGATGGTAGAGGTGTACTCCATCGTAGTAGATAAAGATGTTACCATCAATTAAGAAATCAGTAATAAGATTTCTTTTAAACGTGCTTATATCTTGGAAAGGATTTGGCTCTTTATTTAAAAGAAGATTTACTCTTGATCTTTTTACGCCTTTTACAATACTTTGCAGTCCAGGTATCTGTGCTCCTACGATAGTCTTAATTTCAGCAGTATCATCTACAATTAGATTTACGCCTCTATTTACAATCTCTATATCTTCGTAGGCTTTCTCGTATTTAAACGTAAACTCGCGAGAAGGCTCTACTGCATGGTCATAGTACTGTTGTGCAGGATTTAGTTTTTCCTCCACATCTTTACTATTTCGTATAAACCTATCATACCATGCCATGTTTTTCTCTTTGAATCTCTACCCATCTTTCCTGCTTCTTTGCAGTACCTAGTCCAGGATCTCTTCCATACACTTTGTGCAATTTTAGATGGTGTGCATGGCATAGTGTAACTGTATGTTCATACAACTCTGCCCAGTGATCTTGTATGAAATCTTCCCGAAAGGATAAAACATTCTCAGGAAGCAACTTGTTCTTTTTAACGTAATTATGTACTAGTGGGCTTAGAGAATAAAAATGGTGAAAATCAAGTTCTGTTGTTTCTCCACAAATATAGCACTCAGTGCCTTTTTCATATTTGTTTTTTGCTTTATCTCTTATGTATTTTACGAGGTCTCTTTTTAGATCCATTTTCGAATACCAGAATTATAGCGAACATAAGGTAGCATGTCAAACATTATTTTTGACGTGGTATCTCTAGAAGCCGCTGTTTGATGTTTCAAATGAATACAGTGCATACCGCAATGCATCCGCCATGTGTGACGCACGATTGTGCTTTGGTTTCTCTTTTAAAAGATTTGGATTTGGGTCCCACTGGTACTGATCTAACGATTGTAGTGTTTCTTTACAGTACTGATCAACAAGTAGTTTATTATTATCTACTATTCCTTCAACATGAGAGATTCCATCTAAGATAGATTTCTTTGCATTTACGGTGGTGATATCATAGTTCTGTGCAAAGTCAAAACGAGTTTGTTGTGCTGCAGAGTCAATATAAATATAGTCAATATCCCACTTATTTATAAGCTCTCGTATTTCTGTAGCGTGCTGTTCTGTTGTTCTTTCTGCATCCAGATACTCATCTAAGAGGTAATATTTTTCTTCATCCCAAGAATAAGCAATAACGCAAAAAGCAGTAGGATCGCGATACCCAACATCAAGTCCCGCAAAAACATCCATGCCTGACGTGTCGATCTCCGAGAAGTTACCCACACATTCATCAAATTTAAAGTTCCAAACTTGTCCTTCATAAGTATTAAAGTCTGCTTCATACTCTTGCCTAAACTCGGCCTCGGACATAGATTTTTTAGCTTCCTGAATATCCGTTTCAGACATTCTAGGATTAGATTTATAACTAGCTTTAATAGATATCCATTCCGGGAAATCATCAATAAATCCCCTATCAAAAAACTCTGCAAACCAATTATTTCTACCCCTGGGCGTAGAAATAAAGATTGCTTTTGAGTTATCTTTATCAAGCGTAGGACGGAGGGCGACATTGAAAGCATCTTTGCCGTCAGCAAGAGCTGCCTCATCAAAGATAATTAAATCGTAAGACCTACCAACGCACGAGTCAACCTGATTTACTGATCCCATGCGTATGGTGGAACCGTTTGATATTTCAATCACTTTGTCTTTTGCATTATCTCTAACTACTTCCAGATCAAAGTGTTTTATCAAAGTTCTTTGCAAATCAAAAGAGATTTGTGAAAGAGCGTAGTTTGGAGACATAATTAAAATATTTGAGGAAGGCACTAATGAAACTAATTGCCCTATAATATTGGCTATATATGTTTTTCCTTGCCTTCGTGAGATTGCTGCACAGACAAAGCGATACTTCGGATTGTTAATAGCATTTATAATTGCTACCTGAGAAGGTAAAGGAGTAATTCCTAGTAGCTCCATATATGGCTCTACTGGAAGTTTTAAAAATTTATCTTCTTGGCAGTAATCTGCAATGTAATCTGAGAGTATATCCTCTCGACTAATTTCTATTGACATTTAGTCTTATCCCATGGATTTCGTTTTCCATAACTTTCCTAATAGGAGCTTGATAGCTACTGTTGTGGGTATAAAGTATAACCAGGCTGGTTCCTTGAAGACATATCCCCTGGTCTCCATTTTATCTTTAGTAGTTGTAGTACCAAAGATGTTGTCAATATAGACATCTCCAAACTTGAGAACAGCGTGTCCTCTATCAGGAGTATCTACATAACAAAATCTAATCTGTGCTTTGTAAGTAAGTAAATAGTACCAAAACTTCAGCCAGCTTTTACCTGAGTAATGGTATAATACTGTAAGAGAAAAATCCTCACAGTCTCCTCGATAAATAGGCCATGTTTTTGCTAGAGGGTCCGGCCTCATTACATACCAGGCATCTCTTTTTCCATACTTTCTAGTATCTAAAACATACTCAAAGTTGTCTTTTAAATCCTCTGTTATTCTTTTTATTTCTTCGACTGCCATGCTGATGCTCCAAAAAATGCTGCTACCAAGCCTGCGATTGCTACGAAGTATACGCTTGCTATATCTCCGAGTATAGATGCTGCTGTATCTAAATTAATAAAAGAGCAGATTACGATTAGAGAGGGGTAAAGTAGCATTCCAAATAAAGCAAACCAAGCCATTGCTCGTTGTGCGTCTGCCTTGTCATGAGCTAGTTTTAACTCTTGTAGCTCTTTACTTGTTTCTAGTTCATCGTCAGTGACAGTGCCATCACCATCCGTATCATACTGTGCATACTCAGAATCCCTTTCTAGTTTTTTATTCATGCTGCTACCACTTTACCTTATCTGCCCACCAAGCTGCTGACATCTTACCTCTAGCGATGTTCTTTGCGTGACGAGCCTTGAAAGACTTACGCTTTGCCTTCATAGCAGCACTCTCTCCTTTCTTTGGCTTTCCTGCTGTTCCTGAGAGTGTTCCTATTTTCTTTCCTTGCTGACCGAAACGAATTAGTTTAGTTTTCTGTCCAACCTGTGCCAAAACCATGTGAGCCTTTGTTTTATGTCCTGGTGTTCGCTTTGGCTTGTTTACTCCTCTTCACTTCTGTTTTTTAAGAAGACTTTTTGTTCTTTTTCCGTGCGCCACGTTTCTTTCCTTTGTACCCACTTGCGTAGGCCGCTCGGGCTTGTTTCAAAGCATCCTCTTTTTTCTTGTAAAC